TTGGTTTGCGGTGCTTTGGGTTTAACGCTAAGAGTAAATTGAATATGGATTCAACTGTCTCCATATCACCTTTTTCCCAGCGTAGGTTCTTTTTAGGTTTATTTATAGGTTTGGGTACTAAATCTAGTACTGGTTGCGGTACTAAATTTGCTACCACCCCAGTAGAAATATTAGTACTACCCATATGAATCGTGTACCAGTTAGAAGAGCCTGTGACTTTCTTGCGACTGATCAATCCTAAGTCATTTAACCCCTTTAGCGATTTGAGTACCGTTGCCCTAGCGAGTGAAGTTTTCCTGCAAATATAATTCACACTGGGATTGCACTGACCTGTATCGGCGTTATGGCAATCTGCCAAGCACAACAGGACAAGCTTCTCCGATGAAGGTACTTCTACCTCCCAAGCCCAGAATGTCGCCCTAGCGCTCACTGAGAGCCTCTGAGAGCCAGATAAGATGCCAACTCAGAATCTTTGTCAGCCTTACTCTGCTTCTCGCCTTTCTCCCTACTAGCTTGAGAGATTTCCAAGTGCAGCTCATGGTAGTTTGCATCGCTCCTGAATCTTTTAGATATTGGGTGGTAATCGTCATCAGGGAACAACTCAGCAATATGAACACCTACAGCGTCAATGACTTCAGTTGCACCACAGCCTGACCAGCACTTAATCAAGACATTGCCAGATGCACCCTCGTCAACATAAAGACTTGGACTGTTATCCTTATGCGCCGGGCATTGTGCTATCCAGGATCGCTTGTGATTCCTACGAGGCTTAACTTCCTTGACGAAGCTCAGCTTGCTTATCAATTTGTCTGCTGACATTCTTCACCTCGCATTTTTTTTATTAGATTAAATTCTCGTAATCTTTGCTCAGGTATGCCCTCTTTCCAAGAATACACAGACTGAACTTTGATTCCTAAGTGTTCCGCTACTTTCCCAGGACTACCGAAGTAGCCTACTATTTCAAGATATTGTTCCATTTTTTTTCCTCTCTCTTGTTGACTAGGCTTCAAATGTAGTCTAGGCTTCTTCCTGAGTCAAGCAAATTCTGGAGGGAATTATGAGAAGACGATTTATTGGAAAGTGTGAAGAGTGTAATTCACAGCTAGAGTTTATGCACTGCGATGATTGCGGCGGCTCAGGAGAAGGTTACCATGAAGGAACCACTTGCTCTACTTGCTATGGAGCTGGAGAAACTAACGAAACCTATTGCCCAGTATGTGAAGATGAGTGATTTATTTTTATTTGGTGGGAACTTTGTGGCAATCTTAACTGTATTATTAATTTTAATTTATCTTTGGAGAGAGTAATGAAAAACGAATATTTCTTTTATATAGTATCATTTCTGTTAGCAATATTCTTTATTGGCTATGTTGACGCACAAGAGCTGGAAGAAGAGTATTGCCAGAGTCTTGAGGTCTACCAGCAAGAATCTGACCGCCAGGCTGCACTAGAAGCTGAGATTAGAGACTTGTATGTTTTCTTAATCCAGCAGAAGAAAGACATCGCTGAAGCAGAATATAAAGCTAACCACTAACAATCCTTGGAGGGTTTATGAGCAAGATTAAAAAGTTAGTACCTATCGAAGAACCAGATACATTCCCAGCAGATCATGCTGAAGCATCTATCGAACATGAACTTTTGTCCACATTACGATGTGCAGCCGAGAATATGGGCTATAATCGTATGGAGTTCTTAGGATGGCTAGAAGATTTAGCTGACCTAGTGTTCGATGACCTAGAAGAAGATTCTATTGATTACGATAACATACCATTTTAGGAGAGGGATATGGATAACGCTGAACAGAAAGCTTTTATTAATTGGATTAGTTTATGCCCACATGGATGGCTAATTAAGCACTATGATATTTATTCGATCTTGGGTGAAGCATCTATCCGTTTAGAAAAGATTAAAGTAGAAAAGGGAGAGGACGATGAATAAGTCAGAAAACCTAAACGAGCTGGCAACAGCTTTATGTAAGGCCCAGAATGAGATGGGAGGCGCTGTCAAAGACGCTAAGAATCCATTCTTTAAATCATCTTACGCTGATCTCACTAGCGTAATCAAAGCTATCAAGGAGCCGTTCAACAAGAACGGTTTGTCCTATGTGCAGCTACCGACTACCTCTGATGGTGGTAAAGGTATCGGCGTTAAGACAATCCTCATGCATACCTCTGGTCAGTTTATTGAATCAGAGTTCTACTTACCTATAACCAAATCTGACCCACAAGCCGGAGGTAGTGCTATAACCTACGCTAGACGTTATGCGTTACAGGCTATGGCTGGTATACCTACTGCTGACGATGACGCAGAGGCTGCGATGATGCGGGGAAAGTCACTTGAGCTTGTAGAACCAAGTGAATGGGATCTATGCTTACAGGCCGTTAAGCGCAACCAGGAGTCTGTAGACGCTGTTAAGGAGTTACTAGCCGATCCTAGTGAAGAGAATGTACAATTCGCTAAAGAAGCATTTGGTGAGATTGAAGAAGACGATCAACGAGCGATGTGGAAGGCACCTACCAAGGTATCTTCTGCACCGTTTACAACTGAAGAACGTAGACTACTGAAGGGAGCATGAAATGAGCGATTATGATAACACCAATTCTGGTGCATTGTTTAAGAACGATGGCAAGCAGGGTAATCAGCCTGACTACCGGGGACCACTGAATGTTGGTGGTAAAGACTTTGAGGTATCTGCCTGGATTAAGAAGTCCCAAGCAGGTAAGAGCTTTATGAGTATGTCTATCCAAGAGAAAGATTCTTGGAAGAAGGATGCACCTAAAGCTGCTGCACCAGCGGGAAGTGACGACTTTGAAGACGATGTGCCATTCTAATGGGTGTCACAGTGAACCCTTGTCCTGACTGCGGCGCTTTATTGGAGCCAGTCCACAGCGCCAAAGGTGATCTTCTAGGCTACTTCTGCAAGGGTATTCTGGTTAAGTCTTGTACATACATCAATGTTAAGTCAACCGCTGAACACGAAAATGAACTGAAGTATGCCAAAAAAGAAGGCTAAGACTGCACAACAGCTTCGTAAAGACGCCTTAAAGGCTCTACAGAAGCTTGTAAGGCTCAAGGCGGCAGATGATAACGGGTATTGCTCCTGTGTCTCCTGCGGCTGTACAAAGCCTTGGAACGAGGGTATGCAAGGTGGTCACTTTATTCCTAAAGGGTCTAGTTCTTACTGGGCCTTGGAGGAAGAGAATGTTCACCCCCAATGCGTATATTGTAACCAGTTTGGTATGAAGCATGGCTCTGCTGCACAGAATTACACGCTATATATGCAAGATATGTACGGCGATGAGACAGTAAGGCAGATGCTGGCGGATGCCAATAAACCGAAGAAGCTCTACACCGCTGATTATCGAGAGATGATTGAGGAGTGGAACAAACAAATCAAAGAACAACTGGAGAGGATAACATGATTGAATCACTATCTATGGTCGTAGACGACCCGGAAAGCAACAAAAAGCTACTTATTGACTACTTACCTCAAGATAAGCTTATAACCATTAGTATTGACGGGTACGATTCTTTATACAGTTTTATTATAAACGACCCTAAGACTATGATGGCTATAGGTGATTACCTGTATGCTGCTGGCGAAAACCTAGATTAGTGGCAAAGGCGTCCAGAATGTGTAAAATAATAATTAAACATATGGGCATTTTATGTACTACTTACTGATAATGCTTCTGTTAGCGCCGGTGACATTTGCTTCAGAAGCTACAGTAGGTGATTTTGGTACAAACCAGCAAGCTGAAACAATTACGACCACGACTGAGACTACCGTGAACCAGGAGGGAATGCCTGTCACTACAGCGGTAGCACCCTCAACACCGACCTATCAATCTGACACTTGTTTAATTACCTCTGGTACAGGTATGCAGACTCTCCAGATTGGCTTCAGCACTTCAAGAATGCAGGTTGACAAGAATTGCGAGAGACTAAAGCTATCACGCCAGCTAGAGAAGCTAGGCTTGAAAGTGGCTGCGACTAGCGTTCTATGTCAAGACCCCCGTGTGTTCCATGCGATGATGAATGCCAAGACACCCTGCCCAATCTTAGGGCTGATAGGAGAAGAAGCAATTGAATACTACAAAGAAAACCCTGATCTTGTCCCTGATCCTCCTGCTGTCCACAAAGGCGAGTGCGAGCGAAAACGACTTCGATATGACAGCGTTAAGCGAAAGCACGTCTACGATAAAAAATGTAATAACAAGTAACATCCAAGAATACATCCAGTGGACTACTCAGTCCATGCTTGATGGCAATACAATCATATACAACAACGATGACGGTACTCAGTACGAGCTAACGCCAGAGCAGATGGATGTCTTTAACCAGGCTTATGCTGATGGTCTAGCAAACAGTACCCCAGAGGCTCTTACAGCCGTTCTCCTGAACGATATGATTGACCTAGAGCAAGACACCTATGAAGAAGAGAAAGAGACTCTGATAGAGGCTGCAAGCGAGATAGCGGCGGTTACAGAGATAGCAGATATGCTTGTCACTGGCGATCAACAAACTAAGATTAACGCTGAGCAGTATGCGACTGACAACGACCTCCGGGCCATCAAAGAAGGTAGTCGCCAGAAGTTCAATACCAGCATTAGCGGAATGCTAGAAGCCAGTATGACCAAGAATATGATTGAGAGCTATGCTCAAGATTCTTTTGTTATAGATACAATAGCCAACTCATTTATGGCTACGAATACAGTTATGGACTTCTTTACCAACACAGCGGTATCTATAGACCAGCTAAACGTAAGGCAGTTAAACCTAGATTGGGAGGCCCACAATACCGGGGTTGAGAGTGAAATGTACTTTTTGTACTCAAATGAAGCTCAACAAACTTTGGAGATATTACCGTAATGAATGCACAAGATGTTGCCTTATGGATAGGCATAGCAAGTTCTATTGGCGGTGCCGCTGTAGGATATGGCACACTAACCGAGAAGGTGTCTACGCTAGAAGCTAATACAGATGCTACTCACCTTGAATCAAGATTAACTAAACTAGAAGTGAGGATAGAAGACAATGACATTGGACGGATTGGCAAAGAAATTGAAACGGTTAGAGGCGAAGTTGCAAGGGTATCTGATAGACTTGAGGCTATTGATATTCCGAATACAGATCAAATTAAAGAAGATGTTAAGGTTCTGCAAACAGAAGTTAAGCACCTTGAGCAAGAAATTGAAAGTGTTGACGGTAGAGTCGAGGGACTGATCAGTAAAGGCAGGAACCCACTAAGATTGTAGAGGTCGCTATGGATATAGGTCGATACCCAATTGTAAGAGTAACCTGGCGTGATGCTCAAGAGGGTGAGCAGGGCTGGTTAGACATAGAGGATTGCAGGAAGACTTCTATGGCTATATGTTACACAGTAGGCTGGATGATAGAACATAACGATGATACTATCATTCTAATGACTTCTGCTGCTAAGTGCATGACTGAAGAAGAAGTAACACAAGGGGGTGGCTGTACAGCTATTCCTACGGACTGGGCTACTAAGATAGATTATTTGTTCCCAGAACCAAGAAAAGTGAAGTCAATTGAAGAATTATAGTCTATACTTTGTTTAACAGAATATGCCAGTGGGTAGGCATCCCTCCAGAGCTGCACCGGCCAGCTTCTCCCGCAGTCGGTACTTATTATGGGTAAAGGATCAAAGCCAAGACCAATGGAAGTCAGTCGTAAGGAGTTCAAAGAGAACTTCGATAAGATATTCTATAAGAAGAAAGACTCAGAGGTTAAGAAGAATAAGAATACTATCTTGCCGAGGAAGGCTACTTAGCAATATTCATAGAGGCTCTTTCTAGCCTTTTTACTACACCATCGTTAGGGTTATTAGACTTTCTTTTCTTATACTCTTTGTGGTCTAACAACTCTGTTGCAGCCTTCTCATACTTACCTTCGTTAAACAACTTAACCCATTTAGCAGTCTTACCGCTCTTGAGTCTTGTGTCACCACGATAGTGAGTTGACATAACAGCTTCTTGCTTTTCTAGGCTTAGGTCGTCAAAGCCAGGGAACATCTTCTTAGCTTCTTGTAGCTTATCGTCAAAGGCTTCTTTAAACGACATATCAATGTACTTGCCAGTCTGACCAACGCCTGCTGTTTTGACGTTTTTCTTAGCGATACCAGAGTCAGCAGCGTCATCTTCATAGATACCATCAACAAACCCTTCTTCTACTACTACAGAGGCTTGTAGAGGCGTTAGATCGCCTTCCCGCTTAACTACCTCACTAATTGCATCAGCGCCGTAAAAGACTCTAGGTTGAGTTGCTACACGAATCAAAGGCTGTGCTATCTGCTCAGCGACAACCTGCTCTTGAGGGTTCATCATCGCTACAGTTTGATTGACTAAATCAATGTCCATTATCGTTTTCCTGCTGGTGTGAAGTAGAACCCTATTATAGCGCCCAAAGTGGTAATCGAGACAAGGGAGATATGCCCTGTTGTGATTGAAGTTGTAATTCCCTGATCGACTGGCATCTTATAGAGACCCCACAAGATACTAATTTCTTGGGTTTGTTCAGGGGGGATAAATGTAACGAGTTCGACTGTGGGGTAGATTGTACAGAGGATTGAGATGGTTGCAAAATTGAGCATCCCGATAAGAGCAATAATCCTACGAGTAGTCCGAGTAAATATAGTCGCTTCCGGGTCATCGCTGGCATCTCCAAATATTGCCTTCTGGAACTCTACGTCTGCTTGTTTCATTTGCAGATCACGGATTAGCTCTCTCTTTGCTTCTGCTTCTTTAGCCTCGTTACGGCTCTGTACTGCACCACCTAGTATCTTTAGCATGGAACCCATCCCTGTGGCCCCAAGCGTTGATAACAGCATGGTGATTAGACCAAACATATTGCTAGGCTATCTCTCTCCGCGTCCTGCGATAGGTGATGACGCTTCGGTAACAGGGTCCCTAGTTGTTAATGCTGCTTGATGGCCAGCAATCAAAGCCCACTGATGAGCTATTGCAGTAGCCTCATCGATTGCTCCAGGGCCTTTGATTTTATCAATAGCGCCTTTGTACCGCATAAATAACTCAGGGTTTAAAAGCATTTGATTGGTTATATCATCAACAACTTCTCTAGGAAGGTCTTTCATTATTTTCTGCATAATCCTTCCGCCTACGTTAGCCATAATCAATGGAGATTGACCGAATTGAGCGCCAACTCTAGCACCCAAAACTTTACCTATAGTAGACATAATGAGAGCATCGTCCTCTTCTATTCTATTAACCCTATAACCAGGTCTTGATCGAATCTTGTCAACTTGCTTGAATATGGAATCAATTTGCTTAACTTGATCTGCATCAAATATTTCTTTAAGAACAGGAACCATTTTCTTTCTTTGGCCATAAGGTACAAGCTGACCGTCTGTTATCATCCTATCTAAAAAGGCTTGCTGAAGACCTTGAAAGGCATCGCCTGACTCATCCAGCAAAGTCTGCCTCTTTAGCTCTCTAACAGCGGCCAAACTGTCCTTAGTTCTTTTTGATATAATAGCGTCAATTGCTTTGTTAGAGTCTTTTGTTGTCCATAACTCGAATGCACTTTGCTTTAATTTAGCTGTGCTTTCTTTCGCTGCAAGCTCCGCAAGCTCTACACTTTGACCTGAGTCTAAAGCGGCTTCAAGTTGCGACCTTGTTTGTCTAAACTCGGGTCGACTTAGGAACTCTCCATACTGGCCATCGCTAAGGAATGCTCTTGCTTTTTTAGGATCTATCGTACCTGTTTTTGGATCTACCGCTGATCTGGCAAAAGAGGCTTTAATAACGTCTCCTGTAGCCTCTAAAACACCTTCTCCATAGCCTGATGCCTTTATTAACTGGTCTGCTGAAACGCCGCCAGCAGCGCCTTTTAAGAAAGTTTTATCTGCAAGTAACTCGCCAATATCTTCGTTTTTTGTAAAATAACTTTTATCAAAAATAGATTTAACTTTAACTGTTAAGTCTCTTGCAGCGTTATAAGATTCACTACCATCCCTGCTTATTTGATCAAGAAGAATCTCTTGAAACTCTGACCCAAACTTTTTGTTAAATGGGTTTCTGTTTTCTTTGGGTATATTTCTTAGCTTTGTTGTTATAGAAGACCTCAAGTCAAGAAGCTCGTTTATATCAACTGGCTTTCCTTTCTTGGCTAGATTTTTTAATATTTTAAGATCATCTTCAAACATTGATTTATATTGAGACTTTGAAGTGTCCGTTGTAAAAGTCTCTTTAATCATGTTTTGCAAATCTTTATATATTGGTCTTGGATCAAATAATCTTTCATCTGCCCTAGTAGATGCCCAAGCTTGTTTGAGTATTTCATTTGAATTCTTTTCGGCTAATGATATTGCGTCATCAAGAACCACAGACGCTTCACCTACTGATAAAGGCGTTCCTGCGTTATCCTGAGCATATCTAGCATGATCTATTGCTTTGTTAACATTTGCCTGAATTGCGGCTAGATTGTTATCTCTTCCAAGTTTTATCCACTCATCAGCGGCGTTAACAACACCTTGATTAACAAGATCATCTAAACCAGCTACAAGCATTTGTATGCCGCTATCATCTAACTGCTTCAAGTCT